GATTTTATGGTGCGGCGTGAGGCAGGTGCAATGCCGATGAATAGATTGATTGACGGTAAGCCCGGTCTGCTTGTGTCGCGTGAGTGCGTGCGCACCCGCAAGGCACTGGCCGGTGGTTATCATTTTAAGCGTGTGGCAGTTGGCGCAGGGCAGGAGCGGTTCCGCGATGCGCCGAACAAGAACGAGCATTCGCACGTTGGTGACGCATATGGGTATCTGATGTTGGGTGGTGGCGAGCATCGTATGCTTACGCGCAACCCTAACGGACGGCCACAGTTCAAGCAGTTGCAGGCCAATATGGATTTCAGTGTATGGTAGCCGATACGTTACTTAATGAGATTGTAAGAAGCGACAATCTCAAGATCGTGCCATTCCGCTGGTATCACCCTCGTTCAATGGATTTGCGTGATTTTGATTTGGTCGCCTACCAAGAAATGAACGACTATGAGGGTATGCTGCGTTACTACGAGCTGGAGCCGTTTAGTTTTACAGCTATATTAGGCGGTAAGATGGTTGCCTGTTTCGGCTCCCACATACTTTGGGACGGTGTTTCTGAGAGTTGGCTGATAGGAAGTAAGCAACTTAATAGCGTTCCGATAACGCTTACGCGAATGTGCCGCCGATATTTAGATGTAGTAGCGCGCGAACTGCAATTACACCGCATGCAAATTACGTGTAATACTAAAGATGAGCTTGCAGTTCGATGGGCAATCGCGTTAAAATTCGAGCGAGAAGGATTGCTACGCCACTACGGCCCGTGCGGTTCAGATTATATTATGTTTTCGAGGATATACGATGAGCGGTTTGTTCAAAGTCAAAATGCCTAAGCCCGATCCTGAGATTGCGGCAATGCAAGAAAAACAAGAAGCCCGGATTGAACAAGAGGAAATAAGCAAACGCCGACAGCTTGCTGCTCGCCAGCGCGCTCGTCGTACCGGCGGATCACGCATGCTTTTGTCTAAAGAACGCGGAGCCGAAACGCGTATGGGCTTAGACCCGCTGGGGACGGAGCAGTAGAATGAGCAAGCTTGTTAGAGAAGTTAGGCGGGTAGGCCGACAAGCAAAACGCGTTTACGAAGACGTTGAGGATGTTGTAACCGGCAAACAAATAAATAAAATTACTGAGGCTCAGCGTGAGCAACAAGCTGCTCAGGAATCGGAACAAGCTACTATGGAGGCTGAGGCCGCACGCGAAGAAGGTATTTTGACAGGTAGGGCTGCTAAGGCTGTTGCATCTCGTCGTCGGGCTCGTCGGCTAGGGAGGCGCTCGCTATTATCCCCTAGCCGTTTGGGGGTTGCACAACCGCAGGAAACAAAGAGGACTTTAGGATAATGCCAAAAGTAATTTTAAAAGACGGAAAAACCCGTCACTTCGCATATACAAAGCCTGGCATGAAGGCTGCAAAAGAATACGCCAAGCAATATGGTGGCCGTGTTGTTGATGGTGGCATGAAATATTCAATGGCTAAGAAGAAGGACAAAGCGTAATGGCTTACGAAAAGAAGAAAAAAGAAGTTTGGGACAAGAAGCGTCCCAAAGGTTTAGGTAAACCTAAGTCCCTCTCATCCAAGCAAAAGCGCAACGCGATGCGCGCAGCCAAAAAAGCTGGGCGGCCTTACCCTAATTTGATTGATAATATGCGGGCGGCACGTGACAGCTAAGAAATACCAGAACCCTAAGGGTGGTCTAAATGATGCAGGGCGCGAGCGCTATGGTGTAAAGCGCCCGGTCAAGTCAGGTGACAACCCTCGCCGCGCTTCTTTCCTAGCGCGAATGGCTGGTGTATCTGGCCCAGAGCGTGATGCAAAAGGCAAACCCACGCGCCTGCTTTTGTCTCTCCGCGCTTGGGGCGCGTCGAGCAAAGCAGACGCAAAACGTAAAGCTGCTGCGATAAGCAAACGAAATAAGGCGAAGAAAAATGCATAGTGTAGAACATATCATTAAACGCCACGAGTCCGCGCAGCGCCGTAAGGACAACTGGCGACAAGTCTACGAGGACTGCTACGAGTTTGCTCTGCCGCAGCGCAACCTTTATGACGGTTACTATGAGGGCGGCGGCGCACCAGGCCAGAATAAAATGGCGCGTGTGTTTGACAGTACTGCCATTAATGCAACGCAACGATTTGCCAACCGCATTCAGGCTGGCCTGTTTCCACCCTACGGAGAGTGGTGCCGCTTAGAGCCGGGGCCAGATATTCCCGAAGAGCGCCGCATTGAAGCGCAAGCTGCGCTTGACGTATATCGTGACAAGATGTTTGCGCTGCTGCGCCAAACAAACTTCGACCTAGCTATGGGTGAGTTCCTGATGGACTTAGCTGTCGGCACCGCTGTTATGCTTGTGCAGCCGGGTGACGACATAACACCTATCCGCTTCACAGCAGTGCCGCAGTATTTGGTTGCGATTGAGGAGGGCGCGCACGGTAAGGTCGATAATGTCTACCGCCGCATGCGCCTGAAGGCTGAGGCCGTTTCGCAGCACTGGACTGATGTTGAAATTCCTGACCGCCTTGCGCGCATGATTGAGGAAAAGCCAACCGAAGAAATTGAATTGCTTGAAGCCACATTGTACGACGCTGAGCGTGGCGACTATTGCTACTACGTCATTTGGCCGGAAGGCAAGGCGCAACTTCTGATGCGCCGCATGAAATCTAGCCCGTGGATTGTAGCTCGCTACATGAAGGTGGCTGGTGAAGTATATGGCCGTGGCCCCCTAGTCACAGCCATCCCCGACATCAAGACGCTGAACAAGACAAAAGAGCTGCTATTGAAAAATGCGTCCCTGTCTATTGCAGGTGTTTATACAGCCGCTGATGACGGGGTACTAAATCCGCAGACTGTGCGCATCGCGCCGGGTGCGATTATTCCAGTAGCACGCAACGGCGGGCCGCAAGGTGAAAGCCTGCGTATGCTGCCCCGCTCTGGTGACTTTAACGTCAGCCAGCTCGTCATCAATGACTTGGTTATGAACATCAAGAAAATTATGCTCGACGATACGCTGCCGCCCGATAACATGTCAGCTCGCAGCGCAACTGAGATTGCTGAGCGAATGAAAGAGCTGGCACAAAATCTTGGCTCAGCCTTTGGCCGCCTGATTACTGAGACGATGGTACCGATGGTCGCGCGCATTTTATCTGTAATGGATGATCGCGGCATTATTGAAATGCCACTGCGCGTCAACGGGCTTGAGGTTAAGGTTACACCAGTATCGCCCATTGCACAGGCCCAAAGTATGGGTGACATCGAAAAAATTATGCAGTGGGTACAGCTCTCAACATCGCTTGGGCCGATGGGCCAAATGTCTGTCAAAGTGGACGGCATATCAGACCACATTGCTGACAAACTTGGTATCCCAGCTAACCTTAGAACCACGCCTCAAGAACGTGAGCAAATGATGCAGCAGGCGATGGAAGCCATACAAGAAGCGCCGGATGAAGAGATTCCGGCTGAAGAGAGTTGAGGTGGCTGATGCGTTTCGTCATACCAATCATAAGGGAGGGTGACGGGACAACGTTCAATCGTGGTGCGCCGGGCGTATCACGTTGGGCGGGTAGGTGGGGCGAGCACTTTTTGCGCCAACGCTACCCACAAACTTGGATGGTTAGGAAGGTTTTGAACAATGTCAGAGACTATCTTACAACCCACTGAAGGGTGGGACGGACTGCGCTCAGTTGAGCCGCAGCTCCGCGCAACACAGCAGGACAATCAGGACGACATAGACCGATTGTATTTGCGTGTGTTCGGCAGCGATGACGGGCAGGAGCTATTGCAGCACCTGCGTTCGCTGACGATTGAACAGCCCACGTGGTATCCAGGCGAAGAGGCTTCGCACGGTTACGCACGCGAAGGGCAAAACTCAATGGTTCGAGAAATCGAACGTAGAATTAGGAGAGCATCAGAATTATGAGTGAAGACGAAGGCCTGATGGCCCAAGCCTCTGTAGAGAGCGAGGATAACCAGCAGCCGGAGCAAGAAGCGATTTCCCATCTTGAGCCGGATAACCAACCTAGCGTAGACGACGTTACGGTAGCGGCAGAAGGTGAGGACATTGAGTTCACCCGCGAAGACTGGTTCCCTGAAAAATTTTGGAACGACGAAAGCGGCCCAGACATTGAAAATTTAGCCAAGAGCTATTCTGAGCTGCAAAAAAAATTCTCACAAGGAAAGCATAAGGCGCCGGAAAATTACGACACAAAGTTTTTTAACGACGCTAACATCGAGGAAGATGACCCGCTTCTTTCGACTTATTCTGACTGGGCCAAAGAGAACGGCATAAGCCAAGCTGCCTTTGAAGAGCTTGGTGCAAAGTTTGTCGAGATGGCTGGTCAGGCTGAGGCTGAAGAGCAGCTTTCTTATGATGAAGAATATAAGGCTCTTGGCCCAAATGCCGACCTAACCCTCAAGTCTATGACAGAGTGGGCACAGGGTCTAGTGCGTAAGGGCATATGGGGCAGTGACGATTTTGAAGAGTTTAAGATTATGGGCGGTACAGCCCAGGGTATTAAGGCTCTACAGAAAGTTCGCAACTACTATGGAGATCAAACCGTTCCTGTAAATGTCGGTGAGCCAGAAGGTGCGCCGTCAAAAGAGGAACTGCAATCTATGGTTGCCGACCCGCGTTATGTCAGTGATCCGTCGTTCCGTATTAAAGTTGAAAAGCTCTTTGAGCAGACTTATGGAAATAACGACTACAATCCTGTATAATACGATTGTTCATGAAAACCTCCGGGGGCGACGCTGTTTACAGTGTCGCCCTTTTTCTTTATAATCTGATTTGTTGGATAACCTTTTGGCCTGACAAGAACCGCTCCGGGGCGCAGCGCGAACGCCCAAGTCACAGCCCGGCAACGGATACCTGTAACGAAACTTTGTATTAACCACTTCTGAAAGGAACCCGTAATGGCACAAGGCATTACTTCAGCTTTCGTTCAGTTGTTCGATGCAGAGGTCAAACAGGCATATCAAGGCGCACGCGCCCTTGCCGGTGTGACCCGTGAGCGTAACAACGTCGAAGGCAACCAGGTGAAGTTCCCGAAAATCGGGAAGGGCACCGCTACTGTTCGCGTTCCGCAGACTGATGTAACTCCGTTGAACGTGACTTATTCGCAAGTCACCGCAACTATGTCGGACTACATCGCTGCTGAATATTCCGATATTTTCCATCAGCAAAAAGTCAACTTTGACGAGCGCCGTGAGCTTGTTCAAGTTGTCGGTAACGCTATTGGTCGTCGTATGGATCAGCTCGTCATTGATGCTATCAATGCAGCTTCTAGCCCGTCGACTGTTAGCACCGATATTGGTGGCTCAGGCACGAACCTGAATCTCGCCAAATTGCTGGCTGCTAAAAAGGCATTGGATGCCAAAAACGTACCGGCTGAAGGCCGCTGCGCAGTCATCCACGCTAATGGCTTGTCATCTCTGTTGGACGAAACCGAACTGACCAGCTCAGACTTTGCAACTGTCAAGGCTCTGTCGACTGGTGAAATTGACACCTTCTTGGGCTTCAAGTTCATCACTGTTGGTGACCGTGATGAAGGTGGCTTGCCGCTTTCTGGTGGCGTTCGTACCAATCTGTTCTTCCACCGCGATGCGGCTGGCCTGGGCATTGGTATGGGTCAACGTTCGGAAATCAACTATGTTGCTGAAAAAACGTCGTTCCTCGTTTCTTCAATGTTCTCGGCTGGTGCCGTCTCCATTGATGACGAAGGTATCGTCAAAGTCAGCGCAACCGAGTAGGAGACTGAACTATGGCATACTCAAACACTGGTTTGAACACCGTAGCTGCCTCCAAGCGTGGTAACGCTCCGAGCATCTACACCTACACGTCAGCCGACGCTATCGCCACTGTGAACACTTCAGGTTATTTCAATGACCTGTCTGACACTTTGGCTGTTGGTGACATCATCTTCGTTCATGACAGCGCAACCCCAACGATGTCTATCGTTGTTGTTCTGTCGAACGCATCTGGTGTTGTTGACGTTTCTGACGGCACAGCCGTTAGCGTCGCAGACGCAGACTAATCCGGCTGGGGGTGGCTACGGTCACCCCCATCCTTTTTTTGGAGGCATAAATGGCTGCTGGCGATACTAAACTTTCTATATGTTCTGATGCACTTGTTATGCTCGGCGCGTCTCCGCTGTCGAGTTTTTCTGACAGTACGGATGAAGCAACTATTGCTGACCGGCTATATGACGATGTGCGTGATACGCTGATTATGCAGTATCCCTATAGCTGGACTATTAAAAAAGTTAAATTGTCCCGCCTTGCCTCTGCCCCGATAAACGAGTGGAAATATAAATACGCTCTGCCAGGTGACATACTTGGCAACCCTAAGGCTGTATTTATAACGTCATCTGTTGGTGGACGTTCTGTTCGTGATTTTGAGATTTATTCTGGCGGCTTGTACACGGATTTTGAAGAAGTATGGATTGATTACCAATTCCTACCAGAGCCCGCCATTTTCCCGCCATACTTTGTTCACCTGTTAAGAACAGCTTTGGCGGCTGAGTTTGCTGAGCCCATCACAGACCAAATAACTAAAGCTGATTATTTCTACAACCGAGCCTACGGTTCTCCGTCTGAAAACATGCGTGGCGGGTTGGTGCGCGTAGCAATTAACATTGATGGGGCTGACCGGCCACCTCAAACTATTCAAGAGTTCCCGCTTACGGACGTTAGATAATGTCGCGCATAATCCAAGTGCAGAACAATTTTACTGCGGGTGAGCTCGACCCAAAGCTTCGTGCGCGTACAGATATTGAGCAATATTCATCTGGGTTGGCCGAGGCTGATAATGTTATTATCCACCCTCAGGGCGGCGTGACCCGTCGAGACGGAACAAGATTTCTTTTCGATATACCTGCACCAGATTTTCGCTCAAGATTAGTGTCGTTTGAGTTTAGCATCGACGACAGCTATATGCTTGTTTTTAACAATAAAAGAATGTTTGTGTTTAAGGATCAACAGTTGGTAACAAACATAAACGGGTCTGGCTTTGATTATTTAGGATTAACATCATTTATTTCTGTTAATTCAATAATAGAAGAAATGAACTGGGTGCAATCTGCTGATACGCTTATACTTGTTCATAAAGACATTCAGCCGCTAAAAATTGTGCGTGGTGCAACAGACGCGGATTGGACGGCATCCAGCATTTCATTTGATTACATACCCAGGTTTGCCTTTACTTTAACAGCGACAACCGGGACAAATTACAACACAGGCGTCCCGCATGACCATATTGAACCATCTGCCACAAGCGGTAACCTTACAATAATCGCAAAACACAGCGGCTCTGATGCCGATATATTTACAGCCAGCGCGGCTAGCTATATTGGGCAGTATATAAACGTCACCCCGTTTGGTCGTTTAAGAATTATTAGAAAGGTCAGCGACGCAAAGCTAGAGTGCTTTGCTGAGGTTCCGCTATTTAGCACAGATAATATTGATGACGCGGATTGGGAGTACGAAGAGGGGTATGAAGATACTTGGTCAAGCACACGCGGCTGGCCTCGGTCTGCTACGTTTCATGAGGGTAGGTTATTCTTTGGTGGGACAGAGACTAGGCCATCAACAGTTTGGGGCTCTAGGGTCGGGGACTTTTTTAACTTCGACCCCGGCGAGGCATTAGACGACGCATCCGTCGAAGCCACTATGGACACCGGCACGTTTAATGCAATTATTGATATGTACTCTGGGCGTCACTTGCAAATTTTTACATCTGGTGGCGAGTTCTATGTCCCACAAACTCTTGACGAGCCGATTACCCCAAGCAATTTAATTATTAAAAACCAGACTGCTTTCGGAACTAAAGAAGGCGTAAGAGTTGTAAACATAGATGGCTCGACCCTGTTTGTTCAGCGTCAAGGAAAGGCCATACAAGAATTTATTTATAGTGATAGCGTAGCTGCATACACATCTGCTAAAATATCCTTGTTGTCATCTCATCTATTGCTTAACCCAAATGAGATGGCCGTAAGGCGTTCGACCGGTACAGACGAAGGCGACCGCCTAATGATAGTAAACGGGATTGATGGGTCTATAGCTTGCTACACTATTTTAAGATCTCAGAATGTGGTTGCTCCGTCGAAGTGGCAAACTGATGGCAGGTTCGTTAGCATCGGCGTTGATATTTCTGATATATATTGTGTGGTACGCCGCGATATTAACGGTGTTATTAATCACTATGTCGAGTTATTTGATCCTAGCGTTCTTTTGGATAGCTCTAAAACAGGTGGAGCAGCAAGTTCTGTTAATGTACCACATCTTGAGGCTGAAACAGTTAAAGTCATTCGTGATGGGATTATTGAGGCAGACCAGACTGTAGGCGCGTCTCCGTCGACCGTTACATTTGCAACAGCCGCCACAACTAGCTACGAGGTCGGCTTAAACTTTACAACACAAGTTAAAACATTACCAACTGAGCCCAATCTCAGCAGCGGCTCAATCAGGTCATTTAAGAAGCGCGTCTTTGAGGTTAGTGCTGAATTGTTTGAGACGCAGTCTTTAAACATTAATGGTAAAGAAATTTCTTTCCGTAATTTTGGTGACGCCGCTTTGGATGACCCGATTGTAGAGTTTACTGGCCTAAAGACATTGAATGGCATTTTGGGTTATACTTACGACGGGCAAATCACCATAACCCAAACAACACCGTTAAAGATGACGGTGCTTGGAATAGACTATAAAGTTAGCGCAGGACAGTAGTATGGCAGAGGTAGCATATTTTGTAGCAGCAGTGGCGACCTATTCAGCGGGTCGAAAGGCAGCACAAGCGCAGGCTAAGCAGGCTGCGTTTGAGCTGCAACGTTCTCGTCAAGCGTATTTGCAATCTAGGCAAGAGGGTATTTCTGTTCTTGATGAGATGCTACAGAACGCAGCTTCTGTGAACGCGTATGCTGGCGCTGGCGGCATTGACGCATCTAGTGGTAGCGTTGACCGCATTGCCACCTTTAATTTATCTAGGGGCGTAGCTGATTTAATTACATCCGAAGAGACGGGGCAGTTTGCTTTGCGAGCTGGCACCCTACAGTCGAAACAGCTTATGCAACAGGCTAAGGCCACACGTATTAATGCGTTTGCTCAATCTGCTGCTATGATTGCTGCTGGCGCTGACGCGGCTAAGGCGACTGGCACCGGGGGAGGTACATAATGGCTGAGAGGTTTCAAAGATACCGCCGCCGTCCACTGCAATTACCTGACGTTCCTAGTGTCGACTTCGTGTCAGCAGGTCGCGCGCAAATGCAGGCGGCCCAATCTATTGCCGGCGCTTTAGACAAAATGGCTACCTTTGCGTTTGAGGGGCAAAAGCAAAAGGCGATTGAGTATGGCGTCGAAAACGCGCCAACAGCAGAGCAGGCAAAAAAAGCGGCTGCCACAGGCGTTGAGCTTGGCTTGCCAAAAGGTGACATTGCACGTTCGGCTGCTATATCTGTTTTAAACAGCCGTATGGAAATAGAAGTGCAAAAGCAAGTGAGCCTGCTTGACACAAAACCGGAGACTCAGGATTTATCCATCGAAGCTTATGCGGGACAAATAAACTCTATCATTGACGGTTTTGGCTCTGTTTTGGATACCAGCGCCACTAAACAGGCTGGCTCGAAGTTTCGCGCCAAAATGGCAACGGTTTACAATAACAAGCTGAACGCGTTTGCTAAAAGAAAAGTTGACCAACAGATTGAAAGAAACCGCGCAATCGATTTTGCAGCAGCTCGTAACATTATGGGGACTTTCTCAGATATTATTGTTGGTGGTGCGGTTCAGGGTGAAGATGGTCTTGTCACCTCTCCAGTCGACATTATCGACAAAGAAATTGAGAGCATATACGAGCTTCCTAATTTAACAGCTACTGAAATAACGGGTTTGGTTGCAGATGCACAAAAAAGGAAGAAAGAGGTTATCGAGCAGCGCGTTGGCGAGTGGATTTTAGAGCAGCCAACCAATCATGTTGCTCAGGTTTTAACCAATAAGATTGAAGACCCCAACATTTCTATACTCTTAAATAACCTAGATCCTGACAGCCGACGCGACGTTGTTTTGGGTGCGTCAGCGCAACTTGAAGAAAACGAGGCCATCGAAAGAAAGATGGCCGACGCTACTGAGCGCAAGCAAAAGATTGCGGCAGACAAGCATTCAGCTTTAGCCACACAAGCATACCTCGCTAACAACATAGAAGAAAGAGACGCACAGATTGCAGCCCTTAGAGACATCGACATTAGCGCAGCAAACAAACTCGAAGCCGGTCTGATGAAAGAGGGTGGTCAGGACAACCCTGATGTCATTAACGGCCTGCTTATTAAGTCAGCACAGGGAACCATAACGCTGGACGATGTTGTCAACGCGCGTGGCGATATGAGTACTGCGACGTTCAAGGACTTTATTGGCCGGGTCGATGCGCGCCGCAATGAAGACCACAACATTGCTTTGGATATGGCGCGCGCTACGTTGGGTATAAACAAAAGTGCTTTGACCACTGACCCAGAGAAAGGCGCTCGTATGGCAAAAGCTGAGAACGAGCTAAACCTTTCGGCTAAAGCTGACCCGACAATCAACCGCATCGACTGGATGCAGAACTACATTGATAACGTGCTTAGCGGCGAAGCAGAGAGAGCTAAGCAGGCTGCGCGCGTAAGCCTAGACGCTGCTAAGAAAGTGCAAGGCATTGAGACGGACGAGGAGTTCATCCAATACGTTCAAAGCAAAGCCAACAATAAACAATACTATAATAGGCAGATGGGTTATCTGCGTACGCTTGAATTGGTGCAAGACTAATGAGTAGCTTGAAGAACGAGTTTATGAATACCCACGACCTGTACTCCACCGGGCAGGAGATGCAGATGGTGCGTGACGAGACTGGTGCGCTGCGCGCTCAGATGGTTATGCCCACTGCTGAGGAGCTGGGTAAGCTACGCGCGCCAATGCGTCAAGGAACGTCGCCTTACGCTACTGGAGAACGCGACCCCTCTATGATACCGGCTGACATAGCACGCACCACAGGCGCACTTGCAAAGGGCGCTGTGTCTGGTGCTGTTGGCGCGCCCGGTGACATCGCTGGCTTAGCATACGGCATTGGCCGCTCTCTCGCGGCTGAAGAGGGCGAGCGTCTCGATGCTTTTGTTTCTGGTGCCGAAGAGATGTCGGCCAAGTACGGCGCTCAGGCAGTGTCTGATATTCTTGGCAATGTAGGTGGCCTTGTTGGTTTAAGCCTTACCCCAGAGGGTGACGAGCAGGCGCAAGCTATGACGCGTCAAGCTCAGCTCGCTGGCGAGGTTGTTGGTTTACCTAAAGGTCTACAGCTTGCAGCACGCGCAGCGCGCGATGTGGCGCGCAGTCAGCGTGGTGCGGCTAGTGAGCTGGGCGCTATTGGCCCAGAGATACAGGCACAAATCGACCCGCGCAAAACCATAGCTATGCAGCCGCGTGAGGTAATCGAAGGGCTTGATGACGAGACGCGTGGCATCATTAGGGATTTGGCTACGGAAAAGCGCGCGTCTGAAACTGTAGCGCCGGGTCTTGATGATACTCAGATTGTAACGGGCGATGAGTTGCTTCGTACGCTTCAGAAGGCTCAAAAAAAAATTCCGTCTCGCAAACAAGATGAGCTGGGCTTCTACAGCCGCGCGCAAGAGTTTATCGACAATCTACAGCAAGAGAAGCTGACCGGGCCGCAGCTCAAGGGGCAGATGCTTAATGCTGGTGTCAAGGCCGACGAGCTGAAGTGGACGGGCCTCGATGAGTTCCTAGAGGCCAACCCGAAGCTGACCAAGCAAGAGGCTATGGACTTTATTGACCAGAACAAGGTCAAGCTGGAAGAGATTACGTATGAGGGTGGTACGCTAAATCCTGATACATACGAAAATTTTAGCAATGCAGGGGTCATAGATGATTATGACGAAATAAATTTTCAGCGTGAACGAATAGACGATGAAATCAACTCTGGCGATGACGATTACTTAGAGTTAGCTCTTGAGAACAGGGGATACGATGTAACGTCTGGTGTTGCCGCGTACAAAGAGTTGATGCAGGCTACAGGTGGTCGCTTCTTAAACGTAGAACCAGAGGTGCTGGCACCTATACAAGCCAAGCACCCTGACGTAGATGTTAAGAATGTCGGCTGGGAAGTTGATGCTGAGCTTACTGAAATTGCCAGAGAGAATTATTTTAGTAACCCGTATTACGAGGTAGATGGCGAGGGTGTTCTTGAGGATTATCGCATCGTCGGCAATGACGACACGGGCTACTATGTCACCTATCAGAACCAAGCCGTCGATGACATAACCGATGTTTACTCACTTAACGAGGCACAGGTGCAGGTGCAGCAAGACGCTATGGAGCGCGGCCTCACTACTGGCGCAGGTGACACACAATATTCCGAATACACCCAAGAGGGCGCGGAGAACTACCGCGAGGTACTGCTGACTAACCCCGGCTATAAGGGTGACCCGTCGTTCGAGTTAAACGAGACGCAGCGTGAGCGCTTGAAGGAGCTGAAGGAAAAAGTAAACGCTGAGATGAAGCGCCGTACCCAATCTGGAGAGGCTCCAATTTACGGGCCTCAAGATGCTCTTAGTTCTAAGGAGATGACGGACTACGAAGCCCTTAACTGGCAAGACCGGCAAGTCGGTATGCCGCCTCGCTCACCACACTGGCAAGAGAATGATGTCGTCGCGCACGCTCGCCTGAGTGACCGCACGGTTATGGGTGGCGAACGAATTGATGTTGAGGGCGGCAAGCAACGCATACCTAAAGCACTTTACATCGAAGAGCTGCAAAGCGACTGGGCGCAGATTGGCCGTCGTCGCGGCTTTGGCGCGCAAGAGGTTGAATTTTCAGAGCCAATTCACAAAGGAAAAGACGATAAAGGCCGAGACACTTGGGTTGTAAATTCTAAAGATGCAGACGGCCTTGAGCGGCCACACAAATTTTTGGGCGGTGCGTTTGACTTCCCCACCAAAGAGGCGGCCCTTGAGGCGATTGAACGAGAGAAAAAAATACGTCCTAAAAGTCTTGGCAAAGTGCAAGAAGGCCCACTGGTCGGCAAGACCGACAAGTGGACTGAGATGTCTATGCGTCGTCTAATCCGCAAAGCCGCTGATGAGGGCTACGACTATATTGCGTGGACACCGGGCGACGTGCAGTTTGACCGTTGGAACGAAGAAGGTCTTGAGACGTATTACAACAACGTGCTGCCAAAGGCTACGGGCAACGTCGCCAAGAAGCTGGACAAAGAAGCTAAGGTCAAACCTATTGAAGTCAGCATTGACGGTGAGCCGCAGAAGACACTAGCCTTGCCTATTACTGATAAATTGAAGACAATGGCAAAAGAAGGCCAACCGCTGTTTGCAGTACCTGCTGCCGTCGGTGTTGGCGCTGCACTAAAACCGAAAGAGGAAACAGATGGCAATCTCTAAGGATAGCATAGAGCAACGCATCGATCAGCTTGGCACGCAAGAGGAGCTGAACGATACGCAGTTTGAGCAGCCGGTAGACTTAGACCCGGCTGAGCCAAATCCGTATGAGGGTTTGCTTGGCGAGCCTGAGATTGTCGAGACGCAAGAGCCTGAGCCTATCGAGGTGGCAGGCCTAAAAGATGTCGTCGTCGGCGTAGCTAAGCGCATGAGCGAAGCTGAGAAGAAGGTCGTGCCGCCTATCCCCGACAAGCCCGTACAGCAGATTGGCGCAAGTATGGTTGTGCGTGAGGCGACACCAGAAGAGGTTGCTGAGCTGGCAGGGGCTATTGGTGGTGAATATACCAAAGGCATAAACGTCGTGCGTATCGGTGACAATATCGACGCATATGATGTGGGTGAGCATTTAGCTAAGGTCAAAGACGCAAACTCTGGCTTGTTTGAAGCGCAGCGTCGTGGCGTTCTCAATATGGAGAAGCTCGAAGAGATGGCTATGCAGCAGGGTATGGACAATATCGTTGCTGAATGGTTGGGTCGCGCGCCGGGCACTGGCGAAACTGCTGAGAAGGTTTTGGCTGGTCTGATTGGCGCGCGTCAAGTAACGAACGAAACTATCGAGGCGTTGGAAGCAGCCCGTAGGTTGCCCGAAGGCACAGAGCGCCAAGCAGCGTTTGAGAAGTTTTTTAAGCTGATGACGGTTGAGGCGAACCTATACGCCAATCTGTCAGGCTCAGTTAGTGAGGCAGGCCGCACGCTGTATATGGCAAGCAAACTTAGCGACGGCGTGCTGGGTCGCCGCGCTGGTGAGCTTAATGCTTTGTTTGGGGCAGAGGACGTGCAAGACGTTGAGTTCTTGGGCGAGCTGTATATGGCAATCCCAACCCGCGCTGGCAAAGCTAAGTTTGTGCAGCAGGGCATACTCGCCAAAACTATGGATGTAATCACAGAGGTTTGGATTAACTCAATCCTTACGCACCCAGCAACACACGCCGTCAACATCGCAGGCAATGCCATCTTTATGATGACACGTATTGCAGAGACTGCTGTTGCCAGTGGCATTGGTAAGGTTCGCTCTGCTGTGACGGGCACGTCAGACCGCGTGCGCGTGCGTGAGGCGCTTATTCGCCTTGACGCTATACGAGAAAGCTACAAGGACGCATTGCTCGTTGCTGGTCGTACGGCCCTGACCGAAGAGCCTAGTAAGAAGTTTGACTTTGCACAATCTTCTAAGATTGACGTTCGCAACCGCCGTGCGATTGGCACGACGGGCGACCCGCGCGTTGTCACACAGATGATAAGAGAGGGTAACGTCGGTGCTGGCCTTATAAACATTCTTGGCATTCAGGCGCGTATGGGTGGCCGCGCGCTTTTGGCTGAAGACGAGTTCTTTAAGGGTATAGCTTACCGCAGCGAGCTGCGCGTTATGGCCTCACTACGTGGCGCTGAGATGTACGACGCTGCTATCGACGCAGGCAAAACGGTTGACGAGGCCAAAGCTGCTGCTGTGGCTGAAGAGGTGCGCATACTTAATAACCCACCCTCTGGTATTGTAGAAGACGCGGAGGCTGCGGCAAAAGCAATGACGTTTCAGGGCGACCTAGACGGCCTCTTGGGCGATATGCAGGGCGTTACCAGCCACCCTGTTGCCAAGCTGTTTGTGCCGTTCTACAAAACGCCAGTCAACGTAATGAAAGAGACGCTGGCTAGAAGCCCGGCTATGTTGGCTAACCCTAACTTCTACAGAACCCTGATGGCCGGTGGTCGTGAAGCCGACTTTGCTTTGGCTCAGGTGGCAACTGGCTCTGCCCTTATGTCGACATTTGCGTATCAGGCGATGGGTATAGACGACCCTGACCGCAACGTAATCATTATGGGTTCAGGGCCGGTGGAGCGCACAGCTCGTCAGGCTATGATGCGCCAGGGCATACAGCCCTACTCCATTAACTTCAAGCAAGATGACGGCACATATAAGTCGGTGACATATTCGCGTCTCGACCCGATTTCTGGGATGCTGGCTATGTCTGCTGACTTTGCTTATTACGCTCAATACGAAGAAGACCAAGCTGTGCTGGACACGCTTGCCACCGCTGCCGTGGTCGGCATCGCTGGCTATATGCAAGAGCTGCCTATGCTTGATGCCGTAAAAGACTTGGGCCGTGTGCTGAACCAGCCTGATGGCGTTGGTCAGTTTGAGGCGTTCACTGAGCTGCTTGCGCAGAAAGGCACAGAGGCCGGATTGTCTCTTGTGCCGTTGCAGTCGGCATTCAGCGCTGGCATTGCACGGATGCAAGACCCAACAGCTCGCAGCACTATGCTGCCAGAAGAGGGCTTCTTCGGTGAAGACCCGACGACGACACCTGCCGCAGTGCGTGGTTTCTACACTGCGCTGCAACGTGCTAAGTCACGCAACCCAATGTTCAACGGCGACCTGCCGCCACGCTTGAACCTATGGGGCGAAGAGATGATGACCGGCACTGGCGCTGGCTGGGAGATGGTGTCGCCTATCCGCATAAAGAATACCAAATACGCACCAGTGGATGAGGAGCTGGTATCGCTGGGTCAAGGCATACCGATGCCGACCAAAAAGGTGGATGGCGTGTTACTGAATGCAGAGCAGTACAACACGATTATTACCTATATGAACGAGGCTGATAATAGTGGCAATCTTCCAGGTAACGTTGGATACACGCTCGGTCAAACAATGCTGGACAGTATGATGAACTTAATAGACAGCGACGGCTACCAAATGCTGGAAACAAAAGAAGACAAGCTGCGTTTCTTGAGAAACATTGCTAGCAGCAAGAGGTCTATAGCTTTGCAGTTGCTGCGCCAAGAAGACGCTCTACTTAACGAAAAAATTCTAATGGCTCAGTAAATCAGCTATAATCCCAAAAGAGGTAAATAGATGTCAAACTATAGTATCAATGCAGTAAACCGACGGGTCGTCTATGACGGCTCCTCTGGCACGGGCCCATACTCGTTTTCTTTTGAGCTTTTAGCTGAGACGGATATTGTTGTGTACTTTAACACAGCGGTCCTAACTCTTGCATCTGATTACTCTGTTGATATTAGTGACATAACAGGCACTGGCTCAATAACCATTATTGTGGACGAGAACGGCAACGTGCCGACAACGCCTACGGCATCAGACCAGATTGTAATTATTGGTGCGCGCGATCTTGAGCGCACCACAGATTTCACAACGTCTGGTGAGCTACGCGCGTCAGCTCTTAACGACCAGCTCGATAGTTTGGTTATATTTGACCAGCAGTTAGCCGAGGAAAACAAGCGCACGTTGCGCGCTCCAGAATACGACCCGGCTCTTACTGAGGATGGCGGTACGCTAAATATGACGCTTCCGGCTAAGGCTGACCGAGCTGGTAAGTATCTGCAATTCAACTCGACAACAGGTAACCCTGAGGCTGGGCCGGACAGCTCTGACGTAACTGCCGTTGCCGACATTGCGTCTGATATTGCTACTGTCGCTGATAATATTACCGATGTGCAGAACGCTGCAACAAACGCCGCAACTGCTACAACTAAAGCCGCCGAAGCTGCTGCGTCTGCTAGCGCTGCTGCCACATCAGAAACTAACGCCGCCACGTCCGAGACAAACGCAGCGACCTCTGAGACTAACGCGTCTACCTCAGCCGGAGCAGCCTCTACAAGTGCAACCGCTGCCGCGTCTTCCGCGACCGCTGCTGCTGCGAGTGAAACGGCTGCTGGCACGAGTGAAACCAACGCTGCCTCTAGCGCTACTGCCGCTGCTTCTTCAGCTACAACGGCTAACACTTGGGCTAATGCTGCTGCTATATCCTCTCTTAACGCCGCATCGTCTGAAAGCAATGCAGCCTCTTCTGCCACTTCTGCTGCATCTTCTGCCACCTCTGCGTCTAATGCACAGACCGCCGCTGAAAGTGCAAGAGATAGCGCGTTAGCTGCATATGATAACTTTGATGACCGCTACCTCGGTGTAAAAAGTTCTGACCCTACTGTTGATAATGATGGCGATGCGCTGGTAGCCGGGGCATTGTATTTTAACAGCACTAGCGAGAAGTTTTTAGTTTACACCGGATCGGCTTGGGCAGATGCCTATGCTGATGGCACAACGCTAGTGTCTAAGTCCGGCGACACAATGACGGGCAACCTGTCATTCGGCGACAACAACAAAGCCATCTTTGGTACTGGCTCTGACTTGCAGATTTATCATGATGGGTCGAATAGTTTTATTCAAGATGCTGGAACTGGGCAGATACGAATACTCGGAGACGATGTTCGGATTATGAACGCGGCGGGAACTGAGATTAGCGCGCAGTTTATTCAAGACGGACAGGCAAGACTAAAATATAACAACTCAACTAAACTCGCCACCACCAACACAGGGGTGGACATTACTGGTCAACTTGAAACAACTGGTGATGTTACGGTTGCAAGGGTAGATGGTCAGTTAAAAATACTGAATGGCACTGGCTCTAATGAGATGCAGCTTGTCGTTACCGGAAGCACTGGGTCAGGTAATGGTGCTTTAAGAATTTCGGGCGGTTCTCAACAGTATGCCTTGATTGACACAACTGGCATTGATGTTAATGGCACAGTCACGGCAACAAGTATCAGTGTCGGCGATAGTCACACCATTGGTAATGATGGATTTGACAATCTTGAGATAACTTCAAGCACTTCAGAGAATATCGTGTTAAAACCCGCTGGCTCTGTTTATCTTTACAATGCTGGTGCAGCCAAACTGACCACCACCGCTTCAGGCATTGATGTCACTGGCACGGTCACGGCTGATGGTGGCGCATTTACTGGCAATGTTACTTTTGGCGACAACAACAAGGCCATCTTCGGTGCTGGCTCTGACTTGCAGATTTTTCATGATGGAACATATAACTTTATAAATGCCGCAAGCGGCCAATTTATTTTTATGCAAGCAGACGAGCTTCGCCTTAGAAGCTCAACTGGCGAAACATATTTTGCTTCAACTCTAAATGCCTCAACTGGCTTATATTACGATGCGTCACTCAAACTCAGCACCACCTCCACAGGCATAAATGTCACTGGCAATGCTACCTTCGGCGATAACGGTAAGGCCATCTTCGGTGCTGGCTCTGACCTACAGATTTATCACGATGGGTCGAACAGTTATGTGAAAGATGCTGGAACAGGGGATTTGTATATTCAAGGAACGCAACTTAGATTGCAATCCTCTACTGGAGAAAGCTTTTTTGTAGGCGTAGCAGATGGTGCTGCTTATGTTTATCACAATGGTTCAGCCAAACTCAACACCACCGCCACAGGAATTAATGTCGTTGGCACAGTCACGGCTGACGGGCTGACTGTTGATGGTGATGCAGCAATTAATATTACCAGCACTACTGGAACAACTCTTGGACAAAAAGGTGGTTTAGAATTATTTGCTAATTCAGGAACTATTGGCAACGGTGGAGAACTGACGTGGCAATCAGGTTCTGGTTCTACAGAAACGTGGGCGGCAATTAGCGGATATATTTTAGAGAATAATGCTAGTGGTTCTAGAGGGCATATGCTTTTTGGGACTAAAAATGCATCTACTGATACAGTGTTGTCAGAAAGAATGCGAATCGCCTCCAACGGCGACATCTCCTTCTACGAGGACACAGGCACTACGCCAAAGCTAACGTGGGACGCTTCTGAGGAATCCCTAAAGTTTGCTGATAATAGTAAAGCCATCTTCGGTGCTGGCTCTGACTTGCAGATTTATCATAGCGGCACAAACAGTCATGTGAAGGACGCAGGCACTGGTTCTTTACTGCTTCAAGGCGATAGTCTGTATTTAATGAACTCGGCAGGGTCAAGCACA